CGCGTTTGAGATAATCGGACTACCATAGGGTTGCCAGCCTTCCTTCAGTTTTTGCGTCAGTTTTCCTGCGAGGTCTGACGGCGATGATGCCCTGACCACGTCATAGTGTTTAAATGCCATTATTCCTCCCGGCAGGGATAGTGTATGCAATCAAGATAAGGTGCGGGCTGACGTCAGTCATGGACAAGGGTTCAGAAACAGGAGGATGACTACAGCCCGCAATACGAAAAAGACCATACAGTTGCGCAGAGTGATTACTATCAGGTATTATTCGCCAGCTGAAAATTGATCACTTCACGTTTTGTTGTTTATTCCTTGCCACCCGCGCTTCCCGGCGCGGGCTTTTTTTTATCCAACAAGAAAGCCCCTCCGGAGAGGGGCTGGAGAGTAGCGCTATGTACCGTTCATGCATGGTGCAGGGTGCCTCCCGGTGAGTTCAGTATCAGCACCTGAACCCGCACCAGAAAGGATAAGGGGTGTGACCAAACACCTGTCGCTGATATGCCCCTCCGCACAGGGGGATTCACCATGCCATATTTTTTTAACAAACTTCCCGCTGGCCAGACAATAATCGCCAGCCTGAATTGTGAGTAACGTGGCATTTTACGGGAAAACTGTTTTCTGCAGTAAAAAGGCCCGCCGGAGCGAGCCTGGAAGGATAGCGGTCATGTGATGCCGGTTTCCCGGTAACTCAGCATCGGTATCTGAGTCAACGTTTTCTCTACTGGGTCATTTCCGATACGTTCCGCCTTCCGGCAGACTTTCATCACGTCAGAAAATATAGCACCCTGAGTAACAGGACAGTACTCAGAATTCAGGAAACTGTGACACATCCTGCACAGAAAAGCCCCTCCGGAGAGGGGCTGAAGTATAGCCTAATTTCTGTCTGTCGCATGGTGCCAGGTGCCTCCCGGTAAATTCAGCCTGGCTACTGAATTTGCATGTTCGCTGGATCATACACTTTGCCAGATGCCCCGCCGCTGAGGGGGATTCACCACGCGATGCAATTTTTAACAAATTCTCCGGCAGCCAGACAATCATCAAGCTGTGGAATTGTGAGGTATTTAAAAATTTCGCAGCCTCTTGCCACCCGCTTTTCACAAAAATCGTATGTAGAAGGCCGCAGCGTAACTATCACTGATGAATTCAGGACACCCAGAGGCTACGGCTCAGTTTGGATTGTGGCGGCCGGAATCGAACCAGCTCCCATCGGTGCGCTGCCGATTACAATACGCGCGGCGATCCGCTACATGACTAGTATTTTCACAGTCGCCTGTCTGCTAGCTCGCCATTGAGCTTCACCACAACGATAAGAGCACTGCGCACACCTTTCACCAATTCCACGAGGTCTGCGGGTTCAATGCTCTTACCTGTTGTGCAAACAAAAAGCCCCGACATTTCTGCCGAGGCCTTTACCTAATCTAGCCAGTATGCCGATCCTAAATATTATCGACGACCGAGGTAAATCAGGATTTCTCTTTCGCTTCTCAGTGCGCTTTTGCTCCGAGCATACACAAAACATACTACTTTCATTTCTCGAAAGCAACGCATTTACAAAAAATATTTTGCATCATCCAGCAATCACTAGAAGTTCTTTCTCCAATTCTCGCTTCATTGCATAAAACATTTCTGAATCAAGGACCCTCTCGCACCACACGACCCGCCTCCGGCAATACTGAATATCAACTCCTGTTATCTGAGAAATCATCCTGGCGATATCTTGCGTGCTGTCGCGATTGCAATATCGCCTAATAGCTACATCACGGACAGGGCTTTCACGATGAAAGGTCTCAACCATCACACGTTCAACGAAAGCAGCATCATCGGATTCTTTGGCGAGAGCAATGATATTACCTGCCGATGACTGAGGGATGACCAGTTCTCGGGCTTTCTGATGGAGTTCATCTCCACGTAGTCCGTCTTCTTCATACAGACGCATGACAACAGACTCAATCTGCTTAGCTTTGTCATCGCTCCACTGACTGCGAATCATCAGTCGCCCAATAACGTTAATTGCACCACAAGGAGAATCATCACCAGCGTTAACATTTCCCCATACCTGTAGCATGTAGTGAACCCATGCTTTCTGACGAGAGTTAATGATTTTCTTCGGATGCCTCCATATGCGGCGGAAATGAGCATCATTAATAAAGTTAACCATGCCGAATACTGGGGTTAGCCGCATCACAGCCCCCATCCTTTACAATGACACCACACTTCAAACATTCGTTTCACAACTTCACGGCAGTAGAAACCGTCAGCATCACGTGTCAGGTCATAGCGATCTCCGTGCTTCAGTCTCATATAGCATTCGAATAATCTGTTCATATACTCTTCGCCATGAACTCCGCTATTACGCTGCTCATGCGCTTTTCCAGACGACCTGAATAAAGCCATGCGTTCAGGCACCTGCTGAATATCACGCATCAGTAGCTTTCCCCTTATCCCATCCACGATGAACCATAAGGACACCGTTGACGACGGCGTGCCGTTTGCCTTCTTTATCACCGACATATTTTCTGACCGTAGCACGATTACAGTTCAGTTTTCGTGAAACTTCAGTCATATTGCCTCGTGCCTGGATAAGCAATTCCGGTATTGTTTGAATTGTGGCGTTCATATGTTCTCCAGTTCGGTGATTTTTATCCCCACTCTACCGCCAAGCACTTTCACGCCGCGAATTACGCGAATGTCATCGAATTGCACGTCGTCTTCCGCAAATCCGGCGTGGATAAGAGAGTCGAGTAAACCTTTCAGGATGTTATCGAGGTCGCGACGGCGGGAATCTGGTGGTTCAGCAATAATTGTGATGCGAAGTCGTGATTTAGTGAAAATGTCTAATCTGAGTTGCCGGATGATTTGCTGTACGTCTTTTCGGTATTTCTGGCCTTTATCGCTGATGTAGTACTGGCTTCCCCGTCTTCGCCAGTAGGTATTCACCGTCGGCGGCCAGGGAAGCACAAACTCATATTCATTCATGACTTAATCTTCCCCTCCTTCAGCAATATCGCCAGCGTCCTGATCACGCCTTCCAGGTGGTAAAGTCTGGCGTCGTTGTTGTCGAGAATGCGAGTACGGCGATCGATTTCATTATGGCAGTCACTACAGGCCCATGCAGCCAACAGATCATCTGGCTTTGTTCCCGTTCCGCAAATTCCAGCCATTCGGTAATGCGCCAGAACTGTAGTTTCAGGGTTGCCATTGCATACGCCATAAATCCGTACCTGGCATTCTCTGCCGCGCGCTTCTTTGCGTAGGTTTGTCATCATCTTATTCCTCATGCAGTAGGCTATCCGGAGTGACAATTAAATCTTGCTCGACGCCTTAGCCACCGGATATCCCACAGGTGAGCCGTATAGTTGAAGGTTTTAACATCAGATTCTTTGGGGACTGGCCTGGGTTTATTTCGGGAGCGTTTGGTTGGAAGGTAATTGCAGTTTTCACAGACGATATCGGTGATGCTTCGTCGCTGTCGTCTCATTCGTACCTCCTGTCGGTAAATCTGACACCCTGATCCACGGCCCAGGATGTTGTGTACTCAATCAGGCTTGCCATACGCTTCACGCTCATTTGCGCACTGCTTTCGCGGATATTGACGTATTCACCTTCAAGACCTGGCAAAACATCAGCTTCCTGTTTTGTCGCCACGGCATGACCGCTTATTAACAAAACTTTCCACTGTTCTGGTTTTAGCCACCTGCCGCACCACTTAACCTGGCGGGATATATCAGCGACCATCGCGTGAAATTTTGCATTTTGAGCGAGATTACGCTTGTAATCGGTGATACGGATCGTAACGGGTTTGTCTTTATCGAGAGTTGTTGCAAGGATGGCGTTAATGGCGAATTGTTGCTGCTGCTTACTTCGGAGGAAGATAGTCTGGTTCATTATTCCCTCTCACTGGATTTTCCCAACAAAAAAGGAGCCGAAGCTCCTTTAGTTTCAGAATTCAAATTGTCTTGCCCGCAGGCTTTTCAGCATTGGCATGGCCCGCTGGATAACGGAACTTGACATGTCGAGACGTGTTACCTCCCTTAGTAGCGCGTCTCTGTTCTTCGTCACCATGTAGATGGTCTCAAACGCAATGTCATACAGCTTGTTCGTGTATGAGGAGTTCAGCTCTTTCATAATGGGATACAGGTGTTTGCTGAGGTCCTGGGCTTTTTCCATCCAGAGCTGCATGTAGCAAAGGAGGATGATTTCTTCGGCTGTGAATTGTGGCTGAATCTGCGGCTGCTGTTCGGTTGGTGCTGTTTTTCCCTGGCTGAAATAGCAGTCTTCCAGTTTTTCGAACACTTCCCACGCCTGATCGGTTTCTAGCATTTTTGCGTGGCGGGCTGCGCCTCGTTCTGTCCAGAGGATGAGCGAGCGGGTTTTGGGAGAGATTTTCACCTCATTTTGCGACTCGTTTAAAACTAGTCGCAAATTTCTGAGTTCATCACCAACAGCTTTAAAGAAGTGCTTTCCCTCAATAAACCGAGATTTATTTTCATGGTGATTCTGCTGTATACGGATTGTTTCTGTTCCATAAAGGCGGGCAAGCAACTCAGTTGTGATTACCGGAATCTGGTTATAGGTAACAGGGGAAAGGTTTTTGACAGAGATTTGAACAGTCATAACGACCTCGCGTTTCGATAATTTTTACCTCACCACCTTCAGGTGCTAATCATCGTGGTGGCGAACTGTGCGGGGTTAGCACTACCGGTCGAAACATCCGGCGAGCCTTTCGGCTCCCCCACACAGCCCGCCATAAATCGCGAATGTGACTGTGCTTAGCGCATAAAAAAACCGCCAGCGCGGTTATGCACCGTTTCGATATCCGGGGTGCTAATCCCGACGCCAGATTTTGCTGGCGTGCGAAGAATATAATCCCGGATATGTGTTGTCGTCAACATACCTTGAATGTATATAACAAATTTGTTATGTTTACTCTCATAAACTACATTATCGAATACTACAGTGACGAGGTTGAAGCTGAGATCCTTTCTCTTCCTGAGACCTTACAAGCCAGGTACATTCGGTACACGGAGAAAATGCGTATTTACGGAGCTAATCTTGGTTCCCCGCATACAGAGGCATTTGGCGACGGTTTGTTTGAAATCCGCCTTAAGGGCTCGGAAGGCATAGGGCGTGTTTTTTACTGCACGCTAAAAGGAAAGCGAATCATTATGTTGCATAGCTTTGTAAAGAAAACGCAAAAAACTCCACCTGCCGAGCTTAGAAAAGCTGAAACCAGAATGAAGGAGGTTAAGCATGACTGGTAAACGTACCCCACCTACCATGACACACGATGAAATGGTAGAAAAAATGTTGTCTAACCCCGCAGTAAAAGCAGAATACGACGCCATCGCCGATGAATTCGCACTACTTGATGAAATGCTGGCAGCACGAAAAGAAGCTGGCTTAACCCAGGCTGAAGTTGCTGAACGTATGGGAACAAAAGCGACTGCGATAACCAGAATGGAAAGCAATCTTGCATCAGGTACAAGCGGCCCATCATTTGCCACACTGAAAAAATTCGCCCGTGCTACAGGGAAAAAACTCCAGATCCGCTTCGTTTAACTCTCCACTACCGCGCCGTCATTCTGGCGGCGCTTTACCCCAGAGAAATATCAATCACCGGATTACCACATCCCACTCCGGCTCCTGCCATCTCAAATCCGGTGAATCATTTCTCTCAGGAATAACCATTACGTCCTTTTCCCTTCGCTCCCTTTCTATCGCCATCACAGCCAATGCTGCAACCATGATGTATTTTTGTTCGTCGGTTCCTGTTTCATAACGACGCATGAGGGTAAACTCGGGGCGATCAGTAACCTCAATGATTTCGTTAATTTCTTTAATTTCGCGAGGAATATCCATGGGTTTAGTCTCCTTTGATATCACATGCCCGCACTGTTTAAAAGAGCGAGCTGTTATTGAGGCATTTGCCGAAAAACAAATTGAAAAAACACCTTTTTTTAACGTCGCTTTTGTATGCAGAAGTTGTCATCGAGGAGGTGTTGCTATTGTTGAAATCCCATCAGACCACTATCACGGTCCCATGGCGGAAAGCCAGAAAAAAGACCTCGATATTCTGATTTCAGGAAATAGCCAGTACCGTTTCCGCAAGATCTATCCTGTGGTCAAAAAAATTACCGCACCAGAATATACACCCCCGGTTGCAGACCGTACTTTTGTTGAGGCAAAAGAGGATTTACAGAGGAGGCGGTACGACACAGTGGTTATTCTTTGTCGCAGAGTCCTCGATATCTCCACGAAAAAACTGCTCGGCGATGAAGCAGGAAAAGAATCGCTGTCGCAACGTATTCAGATGATTTACAAAAAAGGCCTGATCACTGAACAGATGAAGGAATGGGCTCATATTGTACGAATTGATGCCAATAAAGCAGTTCATACAGATGAAGTTTTCACACCAATTGAGGCAAGCCAGATCCTGAGTTTTACCGAAATGTTTTTAGTCTACGCCTTCACTCTGCCTGCAATGGTGGAAGCCAGACGTGAACAAAAAAGATCAGATTCAGCCTCTATATGAATCACTTTTCTGAACACGTAAGCCCCCGTCATTCACGACGGGGAGAACATCAATCCCTCTGCACTCCCTCGCCAGAATGCCAGCACACGCTGCATCGTTTCGCTGTTACGGCACTCGCGACAAATTGTGTTGTAGCGTCTGTCGTAGCGCCGTATTTCCCCATCTGGTAATGCCCGGATAAGGTCTGGATCAACGACAACCGGTTTCTTCGACTTTGCCCTTGAGAGTTTTTTGCGGGCATTTTGCCAGTCCTTACGAGCCTGTTCAGACGGGAATACTCCGTAACCGGAATTGTAAACATCACCACTGGCGGCCAGCTCCATGCATAAACGACCGACAGACGCATGACTGACACCAATTTCATCCGATAACTGCCGAATCGTGCCTCGTCCGTTAAGGCGTACGAATTCCACGATCAGCCCCTTAATTTTTTCCCGCTCTTCTGGTGTAAATGCTCTTGTCATAAGCACCTCCGGAGATCACTTTGTTGTCGGTGAATGAACCGGAATATCAGCAATCGAACTGAAAATATCCCGGTGTTTATTCAGCTCCCGCAGCGCGGCGCAGACTCGCTCCCACTTCTGAACATCACTTTTCGCCCTGCGCAGCGCCAGGTTTGCCCTGCGCAGGGACGGAAAAATCAGCTCATCTGCTTGCGTTTCGGTAAACGATGGCAACGACTGCACAATGTCCGCCACAGTTTCTGTTTTAATTTCTTCCTGTGTTGCGGCTTCCCGGACTGGTAACGCAGCACCTGCTGGCTGAGGAAAGGCCTTACCATCATTTTCCGTTACCGGCGCGGTTTTCGGATCTGCTGGTAAATTACCCCCCCGGCATGCAGTAACGAAATTTACCGTTCTGATTAACGCGTGCCAGCCGCCCCGTTGCGGTTACCACCGCCAGCGTGGAAGCAACCTTGCGAGTGGTAACTCCGAACTTACCCGCTATTTCTTCACAGGTTTTAGCCCCCTCCTGAGAGATAAACTCAATCATCATGTCAGCGCTAACTTTTGGAGCGACCTCTTCGGTCAGCATATCCTGTGTTTCAGATTTTACTGGCCGCTCTTCGGTTACCTGGGATTCACCTTCGACAGCCAGAAACCAGGTGTGACCCGTTTTATCAACAACGCCATTTTTTTTGAGTTCCCACAGTTCGTTGAGAACTTCTTCACGGCTGATATCAAGCCGCGCCGCCAGTTCAACAGAATTGGCTTTTCCCATCGCTTTCAGTGCATACAATACGGTTTCCATCGAAAATTTACCTCGTCAAAAATTCTCACATACCCTGACGTCCAACGTTTGACCGCCAGCTCTCCCAGTTAAAATTCACCCAACGACCACCATTCATGGTCATACGGTCCATCACTCGCTCCCCCAGAAGCCTGCTCATCGCACCGTGATTCAGGTTAGTCAGCATCCCGACACTGCGCAGTGATGCCGTTCTGCGGTCGACGATCTGGTTCAGTATGACCTGCTCGTTGCGCGTATCCCGCTGCATGCCAATTTCATCAAGGACCAGAAGGTCAACTCCACAAAGCTCCTGTAAAAATTTTTCCCCGGACTTGCCGTTGTCGTAGCCGTCATGCAACACACTCATGACATCGGACACGGTGACGATAATCACGCTTCTCCCCTTCGCCATTAGCCAGTTGCCAATCGCTGCTGCAAGGTGATTTTTCCCGGTGCCAGGTTTACCGCTGAACACGAAATTCGTGCAGCCGGTATGCAGCTCTGCCGCGATGGATTTTGCCTGACTCAGAGCATGGCGCTGACCGTCGTTCTGCACCCGGTAGTTCCCGAATGAGCACTTCCTGTGAAGCGGCTGGATGCCCGAACGGTTCAGGATTTTTTCAACCCGCGCCTGATGATTCAGGCGGTTAATTTCCTCGCTGCGCTTACGGCCCTCAGCCAGTTGCCATTCCCGCCATTCGTCGGTCGTCCGGAACGGTGCTGCCACGTGCGGTGGTGCCAGACGGCGCACCCGTTCAAGAATCCCTCCTGTCGAAATGTTTTTCATGGCTGATTACCCCCTGAAACCCGGCGGAATTTCGGTGTCCGGTTCAGAAATGTGATTCACGCAACGCAGGCTGACTGCGCCAGCCTTCGGCAGCGACCACGGATTTTCGAAATTCCTGTTCGGGCCAAAAAACGTCGATGCCTGCTGAACAAATTCAGTTCCCGCTTTCCCGGTAGCCTCCAGGTATCTTGCGTAACGCCTCACGCCATCCAGCACGACATCCGGTGACACCCCTTCGCGTAATCTGGCCCTCCAGGCATTGAACGCGGATTTCTTCGGGTTTGACCCTGCCCGATGCGGATATTCACGCCAGACCCGTTCGAACACGTCAGGATAATCAACTCGTCCCGCAGACGGTCCCGGCATCGCCCGGGTTAACCCAATCGGCTTCCCGCTCATCGCGGAATCGGCTTCAGGCTGCTGCGGTTGGCGTTGTTGCTCCGGTTCGACGATCAGCACCTGCTGCACACAACGCCCGGAATCTGCTTCCGGTGTCGTGCCAGCTGGTCCTGGACGTTCAGTCAGAACAGGACAAAAATCCCCCTGCGGGTCCGTGGCGATTTTTTCGCCATGGACCCGCAGGGTTTTATCCCTTTCCTGTTCTTGTTCTTGTTCCTGTTCCTGTTCTTGGCTTGAAAGGGGCTCTGAAGGGGCTTCAATTTTCCGACATGATTCACGTCTGACATCCAGGTGGAAATCATCCTTATATCTATCATAAAAGGATGATAAAAAAGGATTTTCCAGCAACGCGGAATATTCATTTCTTACCCCAGCACAACGGTTATCGCCAGGTTTCAGCGATTCACCAACCTGCCATGCTGCCATTTCATGCACCCATACAACCTCAGAATCATGGTCATAGCTGCAAAAACCAGCCTCGCAAGCCATTTGAAGCCCCTTAGAAGCCCCTTCAGGAGCAAGTCCGGTTTCGTGAGCAATGTACAAAACAGGCAGGTAATAAAGGCCCAGCATATTGGAATGAGGCGAGGTCATCATATACAACGCCACTACCATACATTCCGGACCAGACTTCCTTAGTTTTCGCCCTGTATCGCCTAACCAGAACTGAGGTGAAATTGTTGCGTAATTACGCATAGTCCCCTCGCATACAAGATTTACTCCATACCGCAGACGGTCCCGGTATCTCCCGGGTTAACCCAATCGGCTTCAGGCTGCTGCGGTTGGTGTGACTGCACATTGGTGTGACTGCACATCTTCACAGACGGTCCCGGTATCTCCGGGTTAACCCAATCGGCTTCAGGCTGCTGCGGTTGGTGTTGTTGCTGGCGAAATTCTTCCAGATGTGGCAGAATTATTCCCGTGTATTGCTCCATGCCCTGCCTGAATATCAGATATTCATCAGGATTTGCTCAGAACGTCCGGCCCCAACCGGACGTTTTTTATTTGCATGAACGTTAATGGCATGCTGGAAAGCCCGGCTGATCGGACTGATATCAGATGCCATCTGAAACGCGCATAAAATCGCCGCGATGTATCGCCAGTCGGTACGACTGACCTTCGATTCATGGCAGCCAATCATCTTCGCCAGTCCCCTTTGCGTCAGAGCTGACAGGTTGATAAGTAAATCCGTTTCAGCGCGATCGATATCGCGCTGTGACAGTTTGCTGTAACTTGTTTGTGACATTTGTTAATTTTCCTATATTGATATGGGGTTAAGCGGCAATCCCCAATGGGTTTGCCACTGATGTTTGCTCACCCTGTTAGAGGTGAACGACCAGCAATGTTAAAGAGCGGTGTTACTTATTCAGCCTGGTTCGGATGAGGAAACAGGTGCGGTAAGTCCGGGCGAATTTCGTAAGCCTTAACCTGACCATTGGTGGCATTAACGATAGCGAAAACTTTTTCAGGAGAAACTTTTCCGCCTCGCAACCATTTATGAACAGCGGGCTGTGATACGCCGCAATCAGCTGCAAGTCGTTTTTGACTGCCAACAATATTCAAGGCTCGCTGAATCACTAAATTCATGAGCATACCTCTACAGCAAATAAAGCATAACCAAAAATAACATGAGTTATACACCAGGGCAATAACAATTGTTGTTTTACTTTTGATAACCGTGGTTATAGATTACAGGTATGAAAACATTCGCAGAAAGACTAAATGCCGCCATGAGTTCAGCCGGGTTGTCACAAGCACAACTTGCAGACATGGTGGGGGTATCACAACCAGCCATACAAAAGATGTCATCTGGTAAAACAACCGGATCACGTAAAATGGTCGAATTAGCCAACGCGTTAAGAGTTCGCCCTGAATGGCTAAGCTCTGGTATAGGGTCAATGAGACCACAGAGCGCAGAAGAGCCATCTAATGCTCGGGAATCATCTTTAAAAGCTATCGCCTGGGATGATCATCAAAATGATAATGACGAATTTGTTGCGCTCCCCCTTCTAAATATTTCACTTTCAGCTGGCGGAGGAAGTTGTGCATTGGAGGAGTCCGCAGAATTCTCTCTAGTTTTTAGGCGCTATTACCTGAAAAAAATGGGAGTTCCAGAAAAAGCGGCAAAGTTGGTCAGGGTTGTTGGGCAAAGCATGGAGCCAACACTCCATGATGGTGATGTGGTGGGGGTAAACACGCAAGATACGAGCATCAGGGATGGTAAAACATATGCAATTTGCCAAGCTGATTTGTTAAGGGTAAAAACGCTCATAGCCACGCCAACATCGGTAATTATCAGATCGATAAACCGCGAAGAGTATCCTGATGAAGTAATGAACAGAGAAGAATTCTACAAAAACGTAAGAATCATAGGGCGAGTGTTCTGGTCATCACATAGCTGGTAATCAGACTCCAACTGAACTTTTGCTATAAGAACACTCACGAAGAACGGCCTTTTATTGTGCTCAATACCACCGATGGTAAACCATTCGCCAAGTAGCCAATTCATAAAATGCCATTTCTAAATCCCCCGGCTCCAGTGCCGGGTTTTATTTACTTAATTACACAGTCGCATATCCTGAAGTAACACATCTATAGCTAACTTCACAGCGAGATCATCCAATTCATCATGGTGAAGCACTCGGATCATTCCCGCAATAGCATCTGCTGAAATAGCTTCCCCAGTAGCAATAACCTCAAGCAACGACACCCCTAGAATTTCGACTACCCGCTGGTGCAACACACCAAATTCCCCTTCGATTAACATGCAATCACCCATAACAATCAGCCTTTCCCCCTTGAAAATATCACGCGGATACCACAAAAAATAAAATATTTTTGTTATCAGTCATTTATAACGTTTTTTCATAAAATGATAAATATAGTTATTGTACAACCAGATAACTTAGGTTATCTTCAATTCAACAGCAGGACGCTGGAAGCCAAACGGAACAGATTGGCCGGCTCTTTAACATTGATGGACTCTCAACCTAACCGTTGAGACCAAAATCTAAGTGATTTTGGGGATGACGCGAATTTCAGTTGCAAGGCCGCGATCGAGAAGAAAAACACCTCGACGCGTCATACACCAAAGCCACTTAAAGGAGACCATCATGGTAACCATAATCTGGAAAGAATCCAAAGGTACGGCAAAAAGCCGCTATAAAGCTCGCAGGGAAGAACTTATTGCAGAGCGACGCAGTAGTGAAAGACTGACACGGAAGATTGCGCTAAAGATCTCTGGTTGCGTCGGAGCAGACAAAGCAGTATCACTCGGAAGCCTTCGCTGCAAGAAGGCAGAAGAAGTCGAGAGTAAACAGAACCGTATTTACTACCGCAAACCACGCAGTGAAATGGGTGTGACTTGCTCAGGCCGCCAGAAACAACGCGGAAAATCAATTCCGGCTTATTACGATTGAGGTTAATGATGAAGTTCAAATTGAACGATGAAGTTAAATGGTCAAGCTCATCAAACGGTGTAACGAAGGTAAAAATCGGGTTTATCGTCGAGGTGATTCCTCCTGGTGTCAACGTAAAAAAATTCGAACTAGGCCGTCTGCTAGATGCACCTGGCCTTCCGAGGAAAGAAGAGAGCTATATAGTTTGTGTAGGTTCAAGACCCGGATCTCGTGCCAAGCCAAAATATTACTGGCCGCGAGTTAATAACCTGCGTCGATTACAACAAAAAACTTGCGCCCTTAAAACTTGAAATTCTTCAGGCCGCCGGAAAAATGCAGCTTAAACTGGACGAATTCATCGACTGTATGGATGAAATGAATAAAGCAGTTCAGAAGCTTAAAGAGCTGACCGCCTGATATTAATAAATTGCAACTACCGGAGTTAACTATGAATGAAACAGAACTGAAGCACATTATCGCCCTGCTTCTGGAAGATGCCAGACAGGTTTATCGACTTAGCCCAAATTCCGCAACGCAGGAACGCATCCGGATAGCGGAAACAGCACTGAAACAGGACAATGGAAACGGCATATCCAAATTTAGCGCCGCCAGTGAAAATGAAGTAATAGAAATAAACAGCAATATCAGCGACAGTTGCGTCGCTTACAGCCACCAAATAATTCGTGTAAGTGCAAGAATAATGGAAGTGATGGCAAGTGAGCTTGAAAAGAACAACATCAAGCCCACTGATTGTTGTTTAAGAACCGTAATGAACGTTATTTATTACTCGATGTTCCGAAGTCGCTAACAGCGTCGAGTTTTTCATTAAAAAATGATTCAAATGCATCGTAAAATACGGCAATAGCACCGCCCTTATCTACCGCGGCAGGAACTGCCTTTTGAGGTATATCTTTCTCCGTAAATTGTGTGTTGTAAGTATCGACAGCCAGCCGCATCAGAAACATCACTTTTTCTTCTTGTGTCATAAATTCACTCTCCTTACGGGGTTTGTAGTTGAGGAGTTCTCCACGGGTGAGGTGGAGATCGTGCGCCGGACACGGGTGAGTTCCTGCACTCTCAGTTTACTGAACAGACATTACCCTGAAAGCCAGGGTACTACACGAAAGCGCGAGGCGAAGACTCTTTCCCATAGAAGGATTGTCGTTAGATTTCTTCGACCGTGCGCTTCCGGTTGTGAATAACAACATTGCTGTGTGTAACCCTTGGCGGATATCGGTTTGCCGATTGCTGATGTCCGCCCTTTTTAAAGTGAATTTTGTGATGCGGTGAATGCGGCTATGCGCACGCGGAACAGTTAAACCGACAGGATGTCACGGAAAGTCATCGTCCCCTGACCCGGCGTTAGTTGTTAACTGGTTAACGTCACCTGGAGGCACCAGGCACCGCATCAACAAAGTTCATTTGTGAAAATGGAGATAATTATGATTGCTCATCACTTCGGAACTGATGAAATACCACGTCAGTGCGTGACGCCTGGCGATTATGTTCTTCATGAAGGTCGGACATATATCGCTTCAGCAAACAATATTGAAAAGAGAAAACTCTATATTCGTAACTTCACAACAAAAACATGCATTACCGACTGCATGATTAAAGTTTTCATCGGGCGCGATGGCTTACCCGTAAAAGCAGCGTCGTTGTGACGAGTAATAAAATACACCTTCCATATCTGTAACAGACAAGCCGAAATAAAACCGCATTAATTATCAATCACGGAAAAATCAAAATGAAAGAACTTGCGCAAAATGAAATATTTTCCGAAACCAGTCCTGATGCAATAAATGAACTCAAAGAAATTGCAGAACGCATCAGTAAAATATGCAAAGAATACAAAATCGACTTTGTATTTTCTTTTTCAGTGCTTACAGAAGTTGGAAATAACGAATATAAGGACAGTCGTTTTGTTTTATGTGGGTTAAATGGCAAAACACCAAGCCCATATATTCATGCTGCACGTGAAGTCGTCAGAAGCAACATTGGAGTACAACAAATCCATACACTGGCGCAGGCTCTTGAGTTTGCAAGAGAAAATTCCGAGTGCGACTGCCCTGAATGCCAGCACGAAAAGGGAAAAACAACTCACAAAACAGCAAACCAGGCAACCTTCCACTGAAATAAAAATCCGGCAGCGCAGGCTACCGGATTTCTCCCTGCGTCACCGTATTCGGAGAAATCAGACAAAGGGCCGCTAATTCTAATCCAGCCAGAGGTTTAAATACAATGAGCGCTGATAAACAGACTTTTGCACTACACTGCGAAGCAAAAAACGATAAAGTCAGAAAACGCCTTGGCATCAAAGGCGGTTTTTTCTGGACCGAGGCCAGAAAACTTTCTGTCGCAGTTTCCCGCTGCATTGCAGCCATGGACGATGCAGGCTACGACGAGGATGATTTCAAAAAACCCGTTCGCGTAAATTTCCCCGTCGTGAATGACCTTCCACCGGAAGGCGTGTTTGATACTGAATTCTGCAACCGCTATGAAAAAGGCGGTAACGATGGCATCACCATGATGGCTATCCCCTTCGATGACAACATCAACGGTGAAGATGCCACAACTGCTGGCGATGACAACGATAACCTGGACGGAACTATTCCGGATGATGTGGAGAAAAGCGAATCCCCGGACAGCGACGATGACTGTTCTGAGTGTGAAATTCCCGTCGCCACTCTGAGCCTTACTCATCGCTTCCTTCACCTCTTCTTATTCAGCAAAGATGAAGATGGAAAATACCGGCATCACGCCACACCAGAACAACGCAATAACGTGATCCGTATGGAGATGGACACAGAGGACAGTTACCTTCAGAGCCTGCTTACTGCTGTGCGCGCCGCACATCATGAACTGGATAAACTGACGAACTATCACCTTAGTCGCCTGGCTGAATCTGTAGGGAAAGCATTCCCCCACTCTGCAAATCATCGCATCAGCCCGGCTGAATTCGACAAGTTCATTTCCACCTGGATGAAAACTGACTACCTTGATCAGGGCCTGCTGACAAAAGAATGGCAGAACGGAAATTATGTTTCAGGCATTACCCGTACGCCTTCCGGTGCTAACGCTGGCGGCGGAAATCTTACCGATCGTGGTGAAGGATTCAAACATGATAAGACATCACTCGCACGAGATGTAGCCACCGGCGTTCTGGCCCGTTCAATGGATGTGGATATTTATAACCTGCACCCAGCACACGCAAAACGCGTTGAAGAAATCGTGTCAGAGAATAAGCCGCCCTTTTCTGTTTTTCGCGACAAATTTATCGCCATGCCCGGTGGGCTGGATTATTCCCGCGCCATTGTGGTGGCTTCCGTGAAAGAAGCACCAATCGGCATTGAGGCCATCCCGGCACGCGTGACTGAATATCTCAACAAAGTGTTGACCGAAACCGATCACGCTAACCCGGATCCGGAAATCGTGGAAATTGCCTGCGGTCGCTCATCAGCACCGATGCCGCAGCGCGGAACAGCAGAAGGAAAACATGGCGATGAAGAAAAGCAACAAGCATCGGACACAATGGCTAATGAACAGGCAGCGCCTGAATCAGTGGAAGAAATTCCAGTTAAACATAATGAGGACACGCAATCACTGGAAAATGTCTCATCTGTAGAAACGAAATACCAGGAACTGAGGGAGGAACTCAATAAAGCCAGGGAAAACATCCCCCCAAAAAATCCAGTCGATGCCGACAAATTACTGGCTGCCTCGCGTGGAGAATTCGTTGAAGGCATCAGTAACCCTGCTGATCCGAAGTGGGTGAAGGGGATCCAGACTCGCGACACTGAGGACCAGAATCAGTCCAAAGTGGAACAAATTGCCCCAGAAGCGGGACAAAACAGCCCGGATACGCAACAAAACGGGTCAGAAGAGCAACAGCCAGGGCCAGTAGCGCAACCGGAGCTGGAAAAAAACTGCCGCGTCTGTGGTCAGACTGGCGGGGGTAACTGCCCTGACTGTAGTGCGGTAATGGGCGATAGCACTTACACAGAAACTTTTGGAGAAAATGACGCCGCTGATGGAGAAGACTCAGCACAAACTGAGGAGAAGATCATTCAGGAAAACTCTGTTGATGCCGCTCAGGAGGGCGAAACCGTTGTTCAGAACGAGCCAGGCAGTGATACGTCCGGCGATGACGCCAATTCTGAGCCAGTAACTCTCGACTGGAAAAGACAGCTCGTGATTGCCGCCGTCTATGGTTTGTGCGCCAACCCCGCATGTATAGCCACAGCGCCAGCAATCCCTGATATCGCCATCATGATTGCCAACAGGCTTGAAAATTTCGGAGGTGATAAATCATGAATGCCTGGCTTATCCCCGATCGCATTGAAGAGCAGTCATGGGCACGACACTACCAGCAAATTGCCCGTGAAGAAACTGAAGCTGAGCTGGCAGACGACCTGGAAAAAGGTCTGCCCCAACACCTGTTTGAATCGCTATGCATCGATAATCTGCAACGTCACGGGGCCAGCAAAAAAGCTATTTCCCGTGCATTTGATGACGATGTCGATTTTCAGGAACGCATGGCAGAACACATCCGCTACATGGCTGAAACCATCGCCCGTCACCAAATTAATATTGATTCAGAGGTATAAAACGGATGAGTACAGCACTCGCAACGCTGGCAGGGAAGCTGGCTGAACGTGTCGGCATGGATTCTGTCGACCCACAGGAACTAATCACCACTCTTCGCCAGACGGCATTTAAAGGTGATGCCAGCGATGCGCAATTTATCGCATTGTTGATCGTCGCCAACCAGTACGGCCTTAATCCCTGGACGAAAGAAATTTACGCCTTCCCTGACAAGCAGAACGGCATCGTTCCGGTGGTTGGCGTTGATGGCTGGTCCCGCATTATCAATGAAAACCAGCAGTTTGATGGCATGGACTTTGAGCAGGACAATGAGTCCTGTACATGCCGGATTTACCGCAAAGATCGCAATCACCCGATCTGCGTTACCGAGTGGATGGATGAATGTCGCCGCGCACCATTCAAAACCCGCGAAGGCAGAGAAATCACCGGACCGTGGCAGTCGCATCCCAAACGGATGTTACGGCACAAAGCCATGATTCAGTGTGCTCGCCTGGCCTTCGGATTTGCTGGCATCTATGACAAGGATGAAGCCGAGCGTATTGTCGAAAATACTGCATATACTACAGAACGTCAGCCGGAACGCGACATCACCCCGGTTAACGAAGAAACCATGTCGGAAATTAACGCCCTTCTTACTTCCATGGAAAAAACGTGGGATGACGACCTGTTGCCGCTCTGTTCCCAGATTTTTCGCCGCAACATTTACACATCTTCAGAACTAACACAGGCTGAAGCTGTGAAGGTTCTTGGATTCCTGAAACAGAAAGTCACAGAGCAGAAGGTAGCAGCATGACACCGGACATTATCCTGCAACGTACAGGGATCGACGTGAGAGCTGTCGAACAGGGGGATGATGCGTGGCACAAATTACGGCTCGGCGTCATCACCGCTTCAGAAGTTCACAACGTGATAGCAAAACCCCGCTCAGGAAAGAAATGGCCTGACATGAAAATGTCCTACTTCCACACTCTGCTGGCTGAGGTCTGCACGGGTGTGGCCCCGGAAGTTAACGCCAAAGCCCTGGCATGGGGAAAACAGTACGAGAACGACGCCAGAGCTCTGTTTGAGTTTACTTCCGGCGTGAATGTTACTGAATCCCCGATCATCTATCGTGACGAAAGTATGCGTACAGCCTGCTCTCCCGATGGTTTATGCAGTGACGGTAAAGGCCTTGAGCTGAAATGTCCGTTTACCTCCCGGGATTTCATGAAATTCCGGCTCGGTGGTTTCGAGGCAATAAAATCAGCTTACATGGCCCAGGTGCAATTCAGCATGTGGGCGACGCGAAAAGATGCCTGGTACTTTGCCAACTATGACCCACGTATGAAGCGTGAAGGCCTGCATTATGTCGTGGTCGAGCGGGATGAAAAATACATGGCTGGTTTTGACGAAATGGTGCCAGAGTTCATCGAAAAAATGGACGAGGCACTGGCTGAAATTGGTTTTGTATTTGGGGAGCAATGGCGATAGCCGTAGCAACGAGGTGCAAATGATATGACAGTTAAGGAATGCTACCTGTGTTCGTTCTGATCCAGCGCGGGCAGTCCTTCGTCGACGCCAACAACTATCCGGTTGAAGTCTGCAAAATCACTCTGACGCAGGTAATCTTCCGCAGGCTGGATGGGAGAACCAGAGCCGCTTCAATTAGCGCATTTAATGCAGAATTTGAGCGAATCGATCACAACGAACTACACATGATTAAAGCAGAAATTGAGAAGGAAAAGCATATTGCCAGCCTTCGAAAAATGCGCCGCATATCAATCAACTGACAACCGCCTTCGGGCGGTTTTTAATGGCGAAAATATGGATTCACACAGTATCACCCTCAAAGAGGCCTGTAAGTTTCTCAAGATATCAAGGCCAACAGCTGTTAACTGGATACGAACGGGCCGACTACAGGCAACCCGAAAAAATTCTTCCGGTAAAAGATCACCTTATCTCACAACCCGGCAAGCCTGCATTGCAGCACTTCATTCACCGCTGCATACTGTCCAGGTGAGCGCGGGTGATGGCATAACAGAGGAAAGAAAATGTCACTCTTCCGCAGAGGTGAAATATGGTACGCCTCGTACTCGCTCCCGGGCGGGAAGCGAATTAAGGAGTCTCTTGGCACAAAGGACAAGCGGCAAGCTCAGGAGTTGCACGACAAGCGAAAAGCAGAACTCTGGCGAGTAGACAGACTGGGGGATATGCCAGATGTCACTTTCGAAGAAGCCTGCCTGAGATGGCTTGAGGAAAAAGCCGACAAGAAATCCATCGATTCCGATAAATCCAGAATCGCATTCTGGATTGAGCATTTCGAGGGAATAAGGATTAAGGATATATCGGAGGCAATGATCTACTCAGTTATCAGCAAAGCGTATAACCGAAAAACAAAGGAGAGATGGAAGTTGCAGGTGGAGGCTGCATTAAGAAAAGGGAAAGAACCACCAGCCTATATACCTAAATCGGTGAGCACGCAAACAAAAGCAACACACCTGGCAATGATCAAGGCTATTCTGCGCGCCGCAGAGCGAGACTGGAAATGGCTTGAAAAAGCACCTGTAATCAAAATACCTGCCGTAAAAAACAAACGCGTGAGATGGCTGGAAAAAGAAGAAGCCAGGAGACTCATTGATGCATGTTCTGATCCCCTGAAATCTGTAGTTAAATTTGCACTGGCAACTGGCCTGAGGAGATCAAACATTATTAATCTGGAGTGGCAACAAATCGATATGCAGCGACGTGTTGCCTGGGTAAACCCTGAAGACAGTAAGTCAAACCGCGCTATTGGGGTCGCACTGAATGACACTGCCTGCAAGGTGTTGCGTGATCAAATAGGCAAACATCACCGCTGGGTGTTTGTTTATACCACTGCTGCCAGAAGGCCTGACGGGACAATGACACCAAGCATCAGAAAGATGCGCCTGGACTATAACACATCGTGGTTAACAGCATGTCGTCGGGCAGGAATTGAAAATTTCCGTTTTCATGACCTCCGCCATACCTGGGCCAGTTGGTTAATTCAGTCAGGTGTACCACTGTCAGTACTTCAGGAAATGGGCGGCTGGGAGTCTATCGAAATGGTGCGTAGGTACGCACACCTTGCACCTAATCATTTGACAGAGCACGCGAGGAAAATTGACGACATATTGGGTGACGATGTCCCAAATTTGTCCCACCCTGAGGTTTTTGAGGATGCAAAGAAAGCATAA